TCAGCTACTTTCTTTACGGGAGCTGAAGCTCGTGCTTGCTCAACAGTTGTCTTAGGTACATCAGCTGCACCCAAAACTTTGTCGAGTCGTTTCTTCAAATCATCATAAGACTTGAATTCTTTATCAGCAACCAATTCCTGTAGGGAATATTCTTGCTTCCAAACCTTTTCAAGTTCGTCATCATCATCAAATAGAGAAGATGGTGATTCGAATTCGCTCTTGTCGTAGTTCTGATAACCATCAACTTTGCGAATCTTCAATTTAAAGTTTGCACCCTTCCACAAATCAAATGGATTGATTGGTGTTTCATCTTCAAAAGCAGGGTTCATTGCTTCATTAATCTTATCAAAGATTTTCTTACCAAATTTGAACAGTTTTACCTGTCCTTCATTCTCAGGATGCTTTGGATCACTGACAATATACACGTTTGCAATGTAGTTAAGTTTACGCTTCTGCTTACGGACGATTTCTTTATTGGCTTCAACACCAGAATTCCACAAACGGTTGTTGTGTTCACAAACTGGACATTGTTGGTTCTTAGTTGTCAAACAATTATCAATCAACCATCCACCAGGACCTTGGAATCCATGAGAAAATACTTTCACCCAAGGCAGACCGTCCTCACCATCAGCTGGCGGTGCAGGTAGAAAACGGATAGTGGCCATGCCATTACCTGCTTTATCGACCTCTGGTCTCCAATATTTGTCGTCTGATTTACCACCTTCTGATGAGCTGTTGAGTTGCTCGATGGCTTTAGTGAGTTTCTCCAGATTGCCTGAAGATTTTTTGAGTTTTGAAAAGTCAGTCATATTATTTCCTTATTACGGTATATTACGGAGTATTAAACGGATTATCCACATAATTCATTATATGGATTTATTTAGGCGAAATGAGCAAGGATTCCAATTCTGAAATGGTATTTCTTGCATCTTTATGCCATATGGCGATACCGTTATGATTTCGCCAATCTTCAATGACACTATATGTATCATCAATGATTACTGTGTCTGGTTGAGCAAACTTGTATTTGTGTCTCTTACCAGGAACAAAAATTGGATCAGGCCAATAAACATTGTGATTATGTAACCATTCTCTTTTTTGTTTACTAATAGTTTCAAACGTTTCTTCATATGCAGTTGAAGAAAGAATTTGTTTTGGAATATTCAACAGATTCAGATATTGATGTAGAATCCAAAAATCTGGCATTGGTTCTAGTGTTGCAAACTGATTCGTTGCAATAAAATCGGAAAAGTTTGGACGAAAAACCGCTCTGCGGTCTTTCTCTGAAACATCACCATAAAGTTCCTTGTATCTCTTTTCAAAGTTACATAGAACTCCATCCATATCTACCATTATTTTCATTATCTTCATCACAAATCTTTCATAAATAGTTGTAGGTCGCCAGATTGCCGTCTGCACCTACTCTAACACTTTCTGAGAGTATCAGCATGATTATATATTCAATCTACAAATGTGTCAATAGATTAAACGGTAAAGTTTACATAGGTTTTGATTCTAGGTGGCCATCAAGAAAACAACAACACTACTATATACATCGTTCAAAAATTTGTCCTGATTATCCATTTTATAATGCGTTACATAAGTATGGATGGGAAAATTTTGAATGGTCTGTTTTGTATCAATCAAAGGATGAATTACACTGTTTGAATGAAATGGAAAATTATTTTATACTTGAATATAATTCCTTTATTCATTTTGAGAATAGTAACGGTTATAATTCAACCTTGGGAGGAGAAGGCACTTTTGGTAAAAAACAAACAGAAAAAAGTAAAAAAGAACAATCCAAAAGAAGAAGTGAATATAACAAATCTAGTAGGTGGTATAATAATGGCAAACAGAATTCTTTATCAACAAAACATCCTGGTGTTGGTTGGATTTTAGGACGATTGAATCAAAGACCAACAACAAAAGGAAATAAATGGTACAATAATGGTGTTGAACAATTATTAACCAAAAATCCACCTGACGGTTGGAAATTGGGTATGTTGCCTAGAAAATCTTACTGATTTTCATATTGTTCTTTCACAATAGCCTTGAATTTGGCTTTATCATAATGTATAAACGGTGTGTATTTTTCAATCTTTAATTTCCAATTTGGCCACACAATGTCATCAGTTATTTTCTTTTGCCACATAGGAAAGAATCCCATAATGTCATTCAATATAGCCACAGTTTCAATCATCACCTCACCTTGCATCATCATTGTCAACAAGTATGGATGACTACCGTTATCAACATGAAGTAAACTACCAGATGAATCGAATAAGAATATTATATCTTGTTCGAACTGATATGTCAAGCGTTGGTTTCTTCCTTGCCATTTCTTGTAGGTTTCTTCACCATCAGGACCAGATATTGCACCAACCCAACGAACATCACCTTCTAGGAAATTTGCCACATAATAATTCTTCAATTCTTCCAGATTGTACTTGCGTGACAATTTATAGAAAGAATATTTGTCCCTTCTATTCATAAATGTTGATTCACTTACATTTGTTGTACCATGATATTTGAAATAATCATACGATGGTGAACTGAAATGTAATTTCAGCGCATTATATAAAGCAAAAGCGGAGTAACCGTTATGCTCTTTGAACTGAAAACTCATAGTGGTAATTTGGCAGTTTTCTTCAATAAGTTAAGTTCTTGGGCTTCTTCTCTGATTTTAGATTTAAGTGCTGAAGATACCAACGTGGATGCCACATCAATCTCCAGTCCTGTTTGTTGACAATGATGCACGATTGCATCCATTCTGGACATTCCTTCTTTTTCAGCCAGAACATTTATCAAATCACTGAATTCTTGAATTTCGTTTTTTGTCGGCATTTATTACCTTGTATAAAATAAATGATTTCCAATCCTTGCAACATACTTTAGTTTCCACACCGGATTAACCGTGTTGTTGTGAAAGTACATTGCTTTTGTCTTATAGATTGTATCATGTATCTTCGTTTCTGTCAATGCCCTCCTGGCAATTGCAACACATTCTTCCCATGCCGTTTTGCTCCGAATGCCACTCACTCTTTCCCCAACCCAACTGAATTGGTATATTCCGTTGATTCTTTGATAGACCACCTCACAGACTGTCTTGGGAAAACTTGGGTGGTTTGTACGGTTCATTGTGACTTGTGCAACAGCTAATTTTCCCTCATACGGTTCGCTGCCTGCTTCATAATATATGTTTCTCGCCATGCAATGTATTTGTTCATGTAAATTCATTGATACTAATTGTACATCATCAATTTGTTGTTGATGTGATAGTATAGGTACGAGTGTGAACAGTGTAATTAGAAATGCCTTCTTCATTACTTTCTCCTGTGTGTGTTAGGGGCCGAAGCCCCAGGCCATTAAGCCTTTTTGCTGATTACTTTTACAGCAGGCTGTTCAGATTGAACATTG